ACGCACTTGTGTTTGCATTATTACTGGTTACACTTTTAGTTATATCGTTTAGGCTTTTACCACTGAACAGTCCGGCCGCTCCTACCACTGCTCCTGCTACTGCTATATCCTTTAAACTTCCTAATCCGTTTCCTTTAGTAAACACGCTGTTCGCAACTCCGCTGACATTTATGCCGCCAACATTGCCAATAGCATCTTTTAATATTCCAAACCCTTCTTGACGCAAGCCTCCACTTGTAATTCCTTTGGCATTTGTTAATACATTGTTTGCTTTTAAAACTGTACCTAGTAAGTTTCCTGGTGTTGCAAAAGCATCTCCAGATACAATGTCATTAAGCACATCTGCACCTCCGCCTAGTACACCGCCTGTACCAAATACACTACTTGTTCCTCCACCTGCTAAACTATTCGGACTAGGGGTTGTATCATAGTGTTCTGTACCAAATCCTTTAGGTGCTGTGCCTTCTGATACTGGTCCTCTAGTATAAAAAACTGCTTCATAATCTAATGCCATTGTACTTTGTACAAAGTCACTGACAGACTGATCCATACTATCGTGTTGCCATTTACTTATAATAGGATTGATAAGAGTAAATGCTGTGTATCTTTTTCTTGATAATTGATAAACGATTATACTTCTAAAAAACGGTTCAAAACTGTCATTGTCAAAACCATATCTATATTTGTTATAATCTTCTCCACCAAAGGCATTACCTCTGTTGTACGGATTAGATGACAACGATGCCTGTTTATAACCCCTTACATTTCCAACTGGATTACCTGCACTATCAACTTCTGCATAATTCCCGTCTTTAAAATAATATCTATAGTATGCTTCCCACATTGCTGTAGTTACACCAAAGTTATCATCATGAAATGTAACAGTTACAGGATCATAATCAATACGCTTTTGTACAACTTTTTTCTTGTTGTATTGATGCTTTACATCTGTTTCTACACTAAATCTAGGCAAGTCAACTGCTTTGACAAGCATGTTTAATTCATTCTGATGTTTTTCTGTTAACTGTGGAATAACAGCACTTGCATTTGGATTTATATTAAATGTAACATGGTAAAGAAATTTACTTTTAGGAGCCAGCCTAAAACTATCACCTACATACAATCTACTTGCATGTTGAAAGTCTGCTAGATTACCTTTTGGATTACTAGCACCGTTGATTAAATTGTCTAAAAAGGATCTATTACTTGCCATACATATATTTATCTTAAAAATAATGTACGTAGATAATAAAAAAGGGAGCCTAAGCTCCCTTTAATATTGTAAAAACACTCTCTATTTTTTATTGACCGCCGGCACCTGTTGCTAGAGTGTTGATAGTTCTACCAACTGCTGTACCTATTCCAGTACCTTGTGGTGACTGGATTGCGTTGTCGTAACGTATGTTAAGTGTTACAGTTACAGGTTCTGATGTTGAATATGCTAAACTGTTGTAGTTTGCACTTTCAATAAAACATCCGTATAGTTCAAATGTTTCTAATACTGTTACTGCATTAGCACCGTTACCACCGTCTGTGATTTCAATTCTTGTAACAAATTTATAGTCTGTACCAGACGCCGCAGAAGACTGTTCGAAGAAATCGAATTGTTTCTGTAATTGCTCACCTACTAGTTTTTGTACATTGTTGCTTACATCATCACGTAGTGTTAATGTAATTGCTTCCCAAGTGTGTTTACCTGCATAGTAAACTTTTGAGTTGTACACGTCTAGTGTCATGTTTTCAAATGACAAGTTAGGTCTAGTTACGTCTTGTACTTGCTTCGTTAGTTCTGTTGTCGGTGTTGAAACTCCAAATCCTTCTAGAAATACTCTAAAACGATATTGCAGTTTCGGCATCAACAAGCCTTGGTTGGATGCAGAAGCGTTGCTATCCAAAGGCACAGTTAATTTTGAGAGTGTTGAAATTGCCATGTTATTTGCTCCTGTTATATATATTTATCAACTTATAGGCCTGCTATTTCACCGGTATTTTTCAAGCGTAGCGGTATGTAGATAAACTCAACTGCTTTCACAGGTTCGATTGCTATATCTACATGCAACTCATTACGATCGATTCTATTTGGTGTGTTGTTTGATTCATCACACACAACTAGGAAGTCGTAAAGTGCTCTTTGACCGACTAATTCTAATAGTAGTGCATCCACTTGCTGTTTCATCTCATCACGTGTGATCTTGTCATTTGGTTCAAAGATAAACGGTTTAGCAAGTTTGTTTAACTGTGAACGTAGGAAGATTACAAGTCTTGCAACATTAATTCTATCTAATGCACTTGCATTTCTTGCTCTTGTTTTTTGTCCAAAGTTAACTAGGCCTGCACCTGTTAAGAATGTAATTGGGTTAATGTTCAACGAATATAGTGTATCTCTTTGACCTTCGTTAAGTGCTACACTTACAAATTCGCCTTCGCTGTCAATGTAACCTGCCGCGCTTGCGTTAGTAATACCACCACGTCTTGTACCTGCTGGTGCAAACCATGGATAGCTAACTTGATCGCTCAGTGCCATTGTTCTTAGTATACCATGTGATGCTGGAACAACTACGTTGTTACCTGCGTTATCACTTGTAAACAAGCTAGGGTAGAACACACCTAAGTATTCATCTCTAGACACTAGTCCGTTGTCGTTATCTTCAACTGCTAGTGCAACGTTGTTACCCCAATCGTTAATTGATGTTGCATCTGGTGTAAGTCTCATTGGACTGTCACCTACGATAAATGCTGTTAAACCTCTATCATTGTTTAATGAAATCATTTCACCAATTAGTTCTGGATAGTTTGGAGTAGCCATTACGTTAAACAATCTCGACTCATCATCTCTAATGTCTTGATTACTGTTAACTAGGCTTTGTAGAGCTTGTACAACAACTTTACGCTGTGCTTTACGTCCAAATGTACCTGAACCGTCTTCTTGGTTTCCTGACTCAGTTACCCAACGATGTGTATAATATGCATCCATTGATTCGTCATTAAAGCGACCATTGTCTAGTGCAGTATTAATATAACCACGTACAAACTTCTTAACATTAAAGCCAGAACGTCTTAGGTTCCATAACAACATACCTTTTGGATATAGTGCTGGATCCGGTGCATCTGGATCTAAGAAGTTTGAAGTTAGTAGTGTATCAATATCTCCGGCAGTTCCGCTGTTTGTACCTGTTGTATTGTAACGTGCATCAGCAAAAAGTATACCGTCTTCAGTTGTTTGATCGCCTTTGTCTACTAAGTTCCATTTTGCTGTTGTAGCATTGTACTTGTAGATAGTTGGATAGTTTTCAATATCAGCTGTGTCAATCCAAAGGTCACCTGTTTTCAGTGCAGTACCATCTGACTGTAGAGTTGGTTCTGTAGCACTTACAATTGGTCCTGCTGGATCTGTTTTTTCAGCATCATTTGCATTATAGACTGGACTTGTTGCGTCTTGGTAACCTACCCATGTGCTTCCGTTATGGATCATAATGTCCACTTCGTCAACAATTGAATTGTACCATAGAGCTCCGTCTGCCGCTAGTGCATTTGGTGCATCTTCACTTGCTGTATAACTTAGAACTTTCCAGTTACTTGCAACAAAGTCATATGTGCTATCACCTGATGGTGCCGCATATAAGTTTGGTGTACCTGTGTTTGCATCAACAAATGCACTTAATCCTAGTGTTGTAAGGAAAGTAGCTGTGTTGATTAATCTAAAGTCACCTGCTTTGCTGTGCGAAATAACAATTCTGTTTTGTGCGTCTACAGTTGCAGAAACGTTTGCCATTCCAGCGCCGTTGATGCCCTCAACGATAGTTTCTGCATCGCCAGTTGTACCATCACAAGTTACATTAATTGTGTAAGTTGTGCTTAGGCTTGAAGAACCTACTGTAGATTCTGCAATTCCAAACTGATGAGCTCCAGCGCCAATAGTTCCAGTTTCAATTTTCTTAGTAGTAATTGTAGTTGGATTTACGCTGTTTCTTCTGTAAATTTTAAAGTCAAACAAGTTAGGTGAATCTTCGCTGATGTTGGTTTGAGCGTACAGTGTACCAACAGCAAGATTTTGACCTCCGCCTGTTTTGTCTAATGTGTTTAAAGCAGTTGTATTGTCCGCATATAGTGGAACAGCACTGTCTTCCCAAAGTTTGGTAGTATCATTCCAAACCTTAACACGGATTTTAGCACCTAGATTTGGATCTGTAGTTTTAAACCAAACTGATCCTGTAGGTCTTGCGTTTGTATCAGTGTCTTTAAATTCAGGAACACTTGTATGTGGTGCAATACTTAGAGCTGGTGCATAATAGCTACCTGCTGTAATGCCTAATGTAGTTAACGGAGTTCCACTGCTATCTGCAATGTCAATATCGCCAGTGCCGCCTGTGTATGATCCGTTACTGTAAAGTGTTAATTTGTTATCTTCAATAGCCGCTGTAACACCTGTAGTCGCTGTATCAGCGTTGATGTCTGCAACAACTTGTGTTAATGTAGTACCTGTGAAAGTAATTGTTTCACCGTTAAGTGTTAGTGCATCACCTAAAGTAAATGTAGCCGCATTAGATGCAACACTACCTTGTACTGTATCCCATGAATTTTTCCATGCCGCACTACCTACTTTTACCCAAGCATTGTTCTTGTTTTTGTAGTATAGTCTGTTCCATGTACTAGTTGCTACTAATGCATACTCTCCAATAGCACCTGTTGAAGGTTTTGGATCTCCAGTTGCACTGTCACCTACTAGTTTTGTAACATCTGTAATTACTGTAGGTACTTTGTTTGTGAATGTTTGTCCGCCTGTTGTTGTAATTGCATTTCCGTTCCACTCAAAAATACCGTATCTTGATATTTGTGTGTCTAACCAATATGTTCCATCTGCTGGATTTGCACTTGGTGCTTCTGAAGATGCATTCAATTGACCTGTGTCAATGTCTGCTCTTACAACATAAGCTCTACTTGCTACTCCTAAGTATGAGTAAGCCGCTTGTAATCCATATTCATTTAGCTCTCCGCCATGAACTGGATTGTTATTTGAATCTACTATAAAGTTGGGATCTCCAAATAGATCTGTAAGTTCACGCTGTGATGTAACCAAGAAAGGCTTACCAGCGTTTGCTTTTGTAGTAGCAGTTGCGATGCCTGTTCCTGCACCGTTAGTTTTGCTTTCTGCAGATACTACAAAGATCATTGGAACTGTTCCCGGTTCTGCAGGGGTGTAGAAACTTTCGTCTATTACACTGACCTGTACACCTGGTGATACTAATGCCATGATATTTCTCCTGTACGCATTTTGTTATTACATGTATTTATACATTCTAAAACAAAATAGCCTGTTATATACCTAAGAAAAGGTGGTAAAAAGGGTAGCATAGACTTAAATAGTGTTATGCGCCCTTTATGTAAATGCGGTTTTAGACCAGCCGCAATAAATTATAAAAAAGGTAATAAAACCTATTATAGAAAACAATGTGATGTATGTTTGCATCACGGCAAAATAAAATATGGTATACCTAGATGGCAACAAGCAGGATATTCTAAAAAAACAAACTGTGAAAAATGCGGATTCAAGGCAATAGATGATAAGCAACTAGACGTTTATCATATAGACGGTGATCTTAATAATTGTAGAGTAACTAATCTAAAAACAATATGTGCTAATTGCCAACGAGTACTTTACCGTGAAGGCGTTCGCTGGCGGCAAGGTGACCTTGTACCAGACTTTTAAGTTGTTCTATTGTTCCGTTATTATCAATAGTATTGTTGAAATTAACGTTAGCCCATTTCCATTCTGATGGATGTACATCTTTAGGTTCTACGCCTATATCTTGATACATTCTAAACCATACAGGATCAGGGCCGCGTCTTACACGCCATACTTCGCCGTGGATACTTTTGATCATATTTGCTTCGTTATCAAAGCGTACATCTGGGATTACAAAATTTGTGTCAGGATTGTCTATAATGTGCTTTTTAACAAGGCTAACCCATATGCCATCATAAAATCCATTACGCATACATTCTGTACCAAATAGTTGTAGGACTAATCGTGGTGTAATTGTAGTGCCTGTTTCGGCAGACCAAAAATCGTCTTTGCGTTCGCGCCATACTCTGCTTTTATCATTATCACCTTCAAGCATATCACGGTCCCAACCAAAAACAGTTGATACTCCGTCCTTTAACTTGTCTGCAAATGATATCTTTGTATAGCCAAAATGGTCAACTAATATGTCAGCAACTGTACCTTTACCGCTACCTATTAAACCACAAATTCCTATAATCATATATAAAACTCCACTGTAGAATTAATATTATATAAGAAATTTATCTAAATGTCAAGTAATTTTTAGCCGATTGTGAATCCGTATCCTACGCCGCCTGGTACACTAGTTGATACTTCTGCTTCTAATTTTTCCATCTCAGCTTGTGCTTCTGCTTTTAGTGCATCACCATTTAATGCAGAGCCTCCTTGAGGACCAGCAATAGTAGCAAATTTACTACGTGCTTCTCCTAGCATAAACTTACAACTTGCAAGTGTATAATCTTTAATCCATTGTTTTGCTAGATAATCCTCTAACAGTTGAGAATCTGGACGATAGTTGTATGCATACAACAATAGTTCTTCTTCTGCTCTAGGACGCTGTAATAATGTTAATTTTTTAGTTGTTGTATTCCAATTAAATTCTATAAACGATCCAAACATACGTCCAACTAATTCTTGGTATTGAGCAAACATATTATATGTTGCTAATCCGCCAGTGTTAGAACTTGCTAATAGATATGTGTTTGTATATGCCAAATTAAAGGGTTCAAATATTGTTCCCCCATCGCCGCCGCCTGTTCTTGACCCAATAGATCTTCTAAATATTTTTCTTACTTCTACAACTTCATTTGGTAAAGTATATTCATTTTGATCTAAAACTGTGTTTAAGAAAAGATAGGATTCTTCTACGCTGTTATCAGAACGCTGTCTAAATTTTGATAGTGCCTTTGCTAGTGCAGTTTCATAGTGAACTGGATCTAGTTCAACATCTACCATTCCTCCGCCGAGAAATGCTTCAACGTAATCAAATACTTCTTTTTTCATTGTTTTTAGGTCTGCCATGCGAGTTACTCCGTATATACTATTTATCGTTACGATAAATATGTGTATGCCAAGACTATCATTATATAAACCAGAAAAAGGTAAAGATTACAACTTTCTAGACAGAACTATTACAGAAATGTTCACTGTTGGTGGTACAGATGTATTCTTACACAAATATTTAGGTCCTAAGAATCCAGACGAAGCTGATGCTACTGCTGGTGCACCTCGATATGATGCAGTTAAGGAAACTAACATACAAGATATGATTTTCCTTGAAAATAGAGACCGAAAATACGATCCAGATGTATATACACTGCGTGGTATTTACAATGTGCAAGATGTAGATTTTGATCTTAGTGCATTTGGATTATTTTTACAAAATGACACACTTTTTATGACAGTTCCTATCAATTATAGTGTAAGAGCAATTGGTAGAAAAATTATGTCTGGTGATGTTATTGAATTACCCCATCTTAAAGATGAATTTGCATTGAATGATTATTCTACAGCATTGAAAAGATTTTATGTAGTAGAAGATGTCAATAGAGCAAGCGAAGGATTTTCACCTACATGGTATCCACATCTTTATAGATTAAAATTAAAACAAATTGTTGATAGTCAAGAGTACAAAGAAATTTTAGATTTACCTGCAGAAGAAGGCAGTGATCAAACACTTAGAGATGTGCTTAGTACATACGAAAAAGAGATGCAAATTAATAATGCTGTTATTGCACAAGCAGAAGCAGATGCTCCTAAGTCTGGTTATGATACATCACATCTATATACACTACAAGTTGACGATTCTGGCAAGCCTGAATTAGTTACAGCGGATATTACAGATGTAGATGCTAGTGTAGATACAACAAATTTTGACGCAAGTAGATTAGATCAAACACCTGAAAGAGAAGGATATAAAGGATATCTTATTGGAGATGGTATTGCACCAAACGGCGAATTGTTTGGACATGGAATCAGTTTTCCTACTGCAAGTGTTGAAGGTGATTATTATTTGAGAACAGATTATATGCCAAATAGATTATTTAGATATGACGGTCAACGCTGGGTCAAGATGGAAGATGATGTAAGAATGACTATGACTAACACAGATAATAGACAAACTCAAAAAACTGGATTTATTAACAATACTAAAGAAAATCAAATTGGTGGTGAAACAGTTAAAGAAAGACAAAGTTTATCATCTGCACTACGACCTAAGGCGGATAACTAATGCAACATTTTTATGATGGACAAATAAGAAGATATATTACACAACTTATTCGTATGTTGAGTAATTTTTCGTACAAAGATGGAGACGGAGACTTGCGTCAAGTTCCTGTAATGTATGGTGATATCACACGTCAAGTTGCACATATTATTAGAGATAATTCAGAGAACAAGATACCAAGTGCACCAAGAATAGGTGTTTATGTAACCGATCTTGCTATTGACAGAGATAGAACTGCTGATCCATCATATACAAGTAAAGTACATATTAGAGAAAGAGAATTTGATACAACAAACAA